TGCGGCAATCATCTGCGCTCGGATTAGCTCAATGCCCATGAATGCAGCCACCATATTGGATAAAGGAAGACGAACAGGGCAATCAGTATGCCCAAGATTGCTTGCCGTATCATGATCGTTCCCCTTTCGTAACTATCTCGGCACGGCTCAGCAACTCCGAGACACGACCCGGGTTGAGCTGCACAAGGGCAGCAATCTCGCTGACGTGCATGCTCGGATTGTTGCGGGCTAGATCAAAGACGGCTTGGCGTTTTTGCTCGGTCATCCTGTTCTTCCACGGCGCTTGCCTGCGCGGCTCAGCTCGCCGCATCTTGCTCAGGGCAAACGCCATTGCGCCTTTGGCTACCGGGCAGGACGTTGCGTCGATTGCTTGAAGTAGTATGGCGCGTGCTGCTGGTATGTCGCTCATGGTGCCGTTACCTCTCTCATGTCGGCGATGATCTGTGCGCCACGGCTCGTGCGGTGCCAGACAATATCGTAAACGCGGCCCTCGTGGCCTGCTGTTAGCGCTGCTGTAAAGCCTGCATTGGGCTGCGTGCGCCCGATGAATGACTTGCCGTCGCTGTCTTCCAGCCAGACAGTCCACTTGCTGTTTCCAAGGGGTGTATGGCCTTCAAGTGTCAGGCCGCGCAGCGTGCCGCGCAAGTTGTGACGGATTAGTGGGTAGTGTGAAGGCATCATTCAAACTCCCAGTCCCACTCGGATTGCAGGATCAAGACGCTTTCCGTCCACAAAGTCAGCAAAGGCATGTCGTCAGACTTGGCATTATTGTAGCCGTCAATCAGCGCGTCGAAGTTCGCTGCCTCTACATCGGCGTCTATGTCCGGTAAGTGCCGAAGCATGAACTGCGAGCAGAACTTTTTGGCGTAGCGGTATTCTGTATAGACGCGCACCTCTAGCTGGTTTATCGCGTCTTTCTCTGTCGGGTCATAGGTTGCCACTATGTGCGTATCAATTTGCATGGCTTGTTTCTCCTGTTGTTTGTCACGTGCCAAAAGGCACAAGGAAAAAGGCGCAGACCGCTAGCCACCAGAGGCCTGCGCAGGTGATCCAAAAAAGTTTCGTCATGATGCTGGGCGCAACACGGCGGCTAACTGCTGCAAACTGCCGTCAATCTCGTCGCGGCTTGTGCAGAACTGCATGTCTTCAAGGTGCTTGTCGGCAACGTCACCGGTCAGCCAGTACTTCATGCCGTACTGGTCGCGCTCGATGTCGATTGTGACACCTAGCTTTGCCGCGCGTCGCCGCAGCGTCGTCATGCTTGGCCCGGTGTCCCTGTTGCTTGGCTGCTTGCCAGACAGCAGGCCGCCAAGCATATGCTCGAACTTTGTAGGCATAGCGCGTTTCTCCTTTGCGTTTGCCGTTGGTGCGATGATGCTTGCGTAATTGTCACTCTAGCGCAAGCACCATCGCCTAAAAGTTTAGCTAGGCGGCGTCTGCCTGCCGCTGTGCGTGGCGTATTGCGATGTCTACTTGATAACCAGACGCTTCCCACTGCTCGACGCCGCCGTCTAAGTTAAGGATACTTTCAAGCAGATCAGCCAAGGTACTGAGGCGGTAGCGGCTGATGAATTGATGCTCGCCGGGGCCGAACGTGTCGCGGCTGTAGAACTCAACCAGCGGGTCGGCCTCATCATGGGTCAGGCAATCATTTAGGCCGTAGTTGCCGCCTTTCGTGACAGCGCGTGTAACTAGCTCTAAGCCAAAGCGGTTTGGGCCAATTAGCCGATATTCTGTGGTCATGTCGGTTTCTCCCTTTCGCTAGCGTAATGAATTAGGCGGCCTCTGCCTGCTGCTCTTGCGCCTCTTCCAGCCACTCGTAAGCGGCGGCCTGCAAGCGCTCAAAAATAGCGATACCGATAACCTGCCAGACGTTACAGACTTCGGGCAGCAAGCCCGGGTCATCTACTTGTGCGAGGCTTGTGTCGGCTGCCAGACAGTCTGCAAGGTCGCCGTAATAGATAGGCACCCAAGCGTCAGCGCGCTCAGTCAGCAGGTCTTCTGGGTGCACGGCTTCTAGTATTTCTTCGGCCATGTCGTTTAGGTCTGCAATAAGGTCTTCGGTCAGTTGGTCAATTCCGCAGGTCATGACGGTTTCTCCTTTGCGTCATTAAGTGATGACCTAACGCTAGGATCAAAACTAACTGAAGCGCAACTACTATCGTCTAAACTTTTATCGTTCCCCCCTCGTTCCCTTAAGCTGCGCCGTCCCGGTGCTTGCCGGTGCTGCCGGTGCCTGCCGGTTGCTGCCGGTGCCTGCCGGTGCTGCCGGTTGCTATAAGGGCCGCCCGCGCTCGGTTTCAGACCGGTAGCGCTCAAAATAGCTACCGCATGCACTGTTGGTGCATCCTAAGTGTCTGAAATGCTTGGCGTTTGCGCTGCTAACCGGCACTTTTGGCAACATTATGCGGCCCTAAGGGGGGGTCGCGCGGCATCGTCTCTGTAAGATACCCGCAGACATTTTTGCACTAGAATGCTTGCCGGGGTGCACCTGCTTGACAGGACCCCTCTCGTTCCCCTTACAGCACCTTAAAGCACTGTAAGTACTGTACCGTAACTGTACCGTGCGTACCGCCCTGCTGTACCGAGAAACGTCCGGTAGGACATAAAATCCATAACCTCAAACTGTCAGTGCTGACAGCACTTATAGTACTTATAGTACTTATAGGTGCGAGGGTGTCTTCCTATAAGCGGCAACTTTCGTGTCATGTCATAAGTGATATCAACTAGGCGCTAAATGATATCAACTAGCGCAAGACGATATCGCCTAAGGCTAACACGATATCGGATAGCGCATTAGGCACTGGCAGTTTTGGTTTAGGTTATTTTAAGGACTGTGCTTCGCACGCAAGCGGTACAGCAGAACGGTACGCACGGTACAGCCACCTACCGCCCCAGAGAGCTACCCATCCAGTTCTTACGGTTCGGGGCGCTACCGACTGTCAGCTCAAGGAACCTGTCTAGTTCTTGTTGCAAGGCCTCGTTGTGCTGTTCGGTAATGCCTCGTTGCTCGTCTACGGCCATCTGGTCGGTCCAGTACCCGACAGCCATAGCAAGCGCGTCTAGCCTATCGTCATGGCGCAAGCTGAACTTGTCGTATGTCAGGCGGGTCAACTGATAGATCAGCATCTTGCTCACCCGACTGTGCTGTTCGTACTTGTTGGCTGACCTGTAGTCCTGTTCGACAACCCGTGGGTCCATGACGAGCTTGTGGCGCATGAGCACTGGCTCAAGGGTGTCAATAATGCGTCTTTCTTTTTGCTGGCTGTGTCGCACCTCGTCGATCATCACAGGGTGCCGTTTGTTCAACACAGGCCGCAAGAGCGACGTGTACATACCGTCCCCGAAGTTTGCCTCAACGAGCACCTTGTTTACCTTATTGCGCGCAGCAATCTCAGCCAGCATCCCAAGGGTGTCTTCATCGTACCCACCGGGCAGACCGCCCGCCTCAGGCACAAACAGGTAGCCATTGAGCATCCGACAGACTGCAAAGCCTGTCTCGTCCGCACCACGCCCCGAAGGGTCAATAGCGAGCACACTGCCCGTGTACTCCCCTGTCGTCGGCGAGACAGCCATCGGGCCGTACATCTTGTCGCCGCGCATGGCCACGTTCGGTATGTCGTTCAGCATCCTGTCTTCGTATGGTCCCCACGTCATCGACATCGGGGCTGTCTCGCCATCGAGCGGCAGGAAGATTATGTCGCGCACCTTGAGCGGATAGCGCTCTACGTCGCTCATCTGAGTGCTCAACATGAACTGCAACTGGAAGCCAGCCTTACCGTAAGACGCCATGCGCTCAGCTAGGTCGTCATCGTCAAAGCGCTTCGGGTCCACACTTTGCCCTACTGGAGCCTCTAGCTCTCGGATATACGGCGCTAGAGTGCCTCCATACGCCTCTGTAAGCGCCGCTGACGGCTTTTGGGCTGGCCAGACACGTAAGTCATACCCGCGCTCTGGAAGGCGGTTGTAGAGGCTGTCTTCGGTCTGTGGTGTCCCAAGGTAAATGATGCGCCCGCCGGGTGTCAGGACAGCATCGAACTCTTTGACCAGCTCGCTCAGTTTGTCTCGCATGAGCTGTGTTGCCGAGTTACTCGGCACCTCTACGTCATCAACCACGCACAGCGTTGACCGTGCGCCGGTTAGCTGGCCAGAAATTCCTACGGACTTCACGGACGGGCTGTGCGACGGTTCGGCTGGCCCAACGTCAAAACTGATCTTGGAGTTCCGTTGGTCGTCTCGCGGCCTGAGGTGCTGCAAGATCGGAATGTCATTGATCAGGCGCTGGGTGAAGATCGAGAAAGCGTCTGCCCTGTCTTTCGACGCGCTGACCACCAGTATCTTTTCTTCCGGGTTACGCAGCAGTGTCCAGCACACAAATGCAGACGTGATGTAGGACTTACCGACCCCACGGAACGCCTGCACCATGCACCGCTTTGGGCCATGCTGGATGTAAGACGCGATGTCGATCTGTACCGGAGTAGGCTCAGGTAGGTTGATATGCTTCCATACGAGCCAAAGGAATGCACGGAAGTCCGACTTAATCCGGCTTGCAGAGGTTTTCTTAGTTGACACTATAATTACGCTTGCGTAAGGTTTTCCAGCTTGATCATTTGGGACCCTCACTGTCACCAAAGTTTCTCCCAAGCGCGGCACCGTTGTCCTTCATCCAGCAGCGGTGCCGTTTTCTTTTTGCTAACCATCAAAGTCCGGTATGGCCTCGAACAGTGCAGCGATGTCGCTGTCTGCCTTTGGCATCATGTCTACGTGGTTGTCTTTGAGAAACTTGACTGCCACGCTCAGCTCAGCCGCGCTGGCCTCACCATTAGTCACACGCTGGTAAAGCTCTTGGGCCACAGCCGTGTGTAACGCGGCCATGACCTCTTCGCTTTCCGTAAGAGCATTAGACAAGTTAGTCGCCTCCAAGTTGCTTACGTATCTGCATTACTGCCCCTAGCGCAAGCATACCGAGAATAAACAGCGTCACACTGCGCGTGATAGTAGTACCGACCGTGCGCTTGGCCGACCGCCAGCTACTGAGCAGCTCACGTAGGTCGTGCAGGTCCCGCCCGCTTTCGTCATCGTGCAGGTTGAGACGCCGCAAAGTTTCCTCTACGGCCTCTTCGGCTGCCTTTTTGGCGATTGCTGCAATCTCTGCGTCGGTCACGAACCTACCCTCCAATGCGCGCAGTAGCCGCAATGCGACCCCACAGGCCAACAGCCCCGGCCACAAGTGCAACGCCGTCAAGGATCAGGCTGCTGATCTCTTCCTCGAATGGCCCAAGGTCAATCCCGGCGTTACGTGCGGCAACACTGCCGAGCATGACCAGAACGGCCCATACGGTCTTAGAGGTGTACCAACTTTTG